TTGCCCAAATCCACAGGAATTTTACTCAAAATGTTATATTACTGAAGATGTAGTTGACAATTTCCGTACAATCCCAGGCGTTAAATCTGCTACAAAAATCGCCAATGTAGTATTCACAGATCTTTTGTCTCCAGCAAACTGTGGTTTCACAGCTGGTACTGCACCACTTGATGCAAAAGATATTGACGTATGTTCTTTATCTGCAATGGCAGAAATTTGTCGTTTTGACCTTGAAAGTTCTTTTGTTTCATTACAAATGGCTAAAGGTTCAAATGGTAATTGGACTGTTCCTAGTTTTATGGCTTACTACTGGGATGAAATGGCAAACGAAATCCAAGAAGAAGTTGCTATCCTAAGATGGCAGGGAGACACCACAGGTGGTTCAGGTACTTACCTTGACCTTTGTGATGGTTATAATGTTCAATTTGATAATGATGGTGACATCATTCCTGTTGCTGCTGCTGTTGGTGGTGTTGATGTTTCTAATGTATTAGCAGAAATGGATAAAGTATACAATGCTTTACCTGCTGCTTGTAAATTTAAAACAAGTGCACTTCGTTTCTTTGTTTCAGCTAACGTAGCTTCTGCTTACCTATTGGCTGCTGCACAAGGTAACACTCAAACTTATGTAACTCAGGCACTTCCTCTTACTTACTTGGGTATCAAAGTTGTTGTTCAAGAAGGAATGGCAAACGATACTATGGTATTGACTGTTAAAGATAACTTGATTTATGCTTTTGACGGTGAAGATGATGGAAAAGCACTTAAGGCAATTAACCTTGAGGATACTGTTGCTGAACCTGTTCTTAGAACTCGTACTAATTTGAAAGTTGGATTCCACTATGTGAACCCTTTCCAAATCGTATACTACTCTTAATAAATAGGGGGTTGAAATATACCCCCATTTTTTTTAAAAAATAATATTAAAAAATGGCTTGTACAACAATAACTGGTATTACCAAGTCTTGTGATAATAATATGGGTGGAATACAGAAACTGTATCTTTGGGATATGGAAGATGTTGATCCACTAATTAGTAACTTTGACCCCACTACATATTTTTGGTTAGCTTATGATATAGCTGGTGGTGTCCCTCTTGCTAACGTTCCCGTTGCATTTGAATTCACAAGAAATAATTCAGGATTTACTGAAGAAACAAATATTGATTTAAGCAATGGTAGTACTTATGTAACTACTACCTTAAATATGATATTCACTCGTAGAGAAGCAGCAAAATCTGCAAAAATTAAAATCTTGGCTGAAGGTCAACGCTATTTAGGCGCCCTTATTCAAGATAGCAATAACTTGTGGTGGTTAGTTGAAAATCTACAATTATCTGCAACCGGAGAAGGTTCAGGTGTCGCTAAGGCTGATGGTTCAAAATACTCTGTAACATTACTTGCTGAAAACTTAAATTTGATGGGTGGTGTTTCACCTGCAAATGCAGCAGACTTTATAACAGACGGATTGTTCTAATAGAACTTTAAAAAATAACAAAGGCAGTGTGGAGTAATTCTGCATTGCCTTTTTTCATATCATTATGCTATACGTAGATATTAATAACTCAAACCCATTAGTTGCGCAACTATGGCCATTAAGTCCATCAGGATATACTTATCTGTTTGAATTGATACCTGAAAATACAACAGTTTATCCAATTCGATATTGGGATGGTGGAACAGGAACAATCATTAACGGTAGATATACTTACTTTGATTTAATTCATAGTACTACAGGGACAACAGGTAGTACAGGTGCAACTGCAGGTACGCCAATCAATTTAACACCGGGTGAATGGATGGTAAATATTTATGGTGCAACAGGACCCGTTGATTGGACTAATATTACACCTTTTACTGGAGCTGAACCTATTTACCAAACTACAATGTTGGTTTATGGACCATTGGAATTATTTGACCCAATTTATGATTTGGCTGTAGATGGCACAACAGGACCAAGTGTTTACTTGTAATAAATAAATAAAAAATTCTTATGAAAATATTTGGAATGCAATTTGGTAAAAAATCAAAACCTGTTGTTCAATCAGTAAGTGATTATAATGGGTATAGATCTATGGCGTACTCAACGAGTTTTACGCCATTACCAACAGGTAATTTATCATTACCTTATGTAAATGATTATTACACCGCAAGTGGATATGTTTTATTTGGAGTTGACAATCTTTATCCGCAACTTTTAAATCAAATGTATTATTCGAGTCCACTTCATGGTGCAATTGTTGACTTTATCCATGGTGCAACTATCGGTGGTGGTTGGGAATGGGATACTAAACAAACTGGTAAATCCCTAATTGATACTTTGACATTTGAAAAAACAAATAAACTTAAAAAGTTATTTGGACATTTAACTCGTGATTTTATTATTCACCGACGAGTTACTGTTTTGATTAAAAATATAAATGGTAGAATCTTTTATGAACGTTTGGATCCATCTTCTATTAGGAATAGTGGTGATGGTCAATATTATGTTTATTCAAAAGATTGGTCTCGTGGTCGAATTGAAGCATTAAACTATCCAAAATGGCACGTTGGTACTCAGGCGCCTGTTAGTTTATTTGTTTACCAGGATGATACCCCAGGTCAAGATATTTACCCAATACCAAGATACAATAGTATTCTTAACTGGGTTGCATTGGACAGCGAAATAGCATTTCTTCAAAAGGCAAATATTCAAAATAGTGTTTTCCCAAGTATGGTTATCCGTCGTCCAAAGGAATTTGCTTCTGTTGATGAACTTGAAATGTTCCGCCGACAAATTGCAGATTCATCAGGGGCAGGAAACGCAGGTAGAATCCTAGTTTTAACTGGGGTAACCAGAGATGACCTACCTGAATTCCAAAAGGTTGAACCTAATAGTAACGATGCACTATTTGATGGTGTTGCAAAAGAACTCAAGAATCAAATTTGTTTTGCATGGTCAATCAATCCGGCAATTATGGGGATAAAGGTTGAAGGTAGTTTAGGTAATTCACAAGAACTTGAAATGAGTTATGCAATTTTCGAAAAAAATATTATCAAACCACTTCGTGCAGAAATGACTGATATCTTTACTCAACTTTTACTTGCAGGTGGGATTATTAATACCATCACCATCAATGATTTTCAAATTATTGAAAAAACAATCGAAGATACAACAATCTAATAATGATTTCTTACAATATAACTTGTAGGGAATGGAAAATAAACTATGATTTATGTCTCAATATTTTTTAAGTCCATTATATCTTAAGCAAAATACGCCTGTCGGTGATTCAGTAGATGACCAACTTATTACACCAATGATAAGAACATCAGCTGAGAACTATGTTAGACCACTACTCGGCACATTTTTCTTTAATGATTTATTGACTAAATACAATGCTCAAACATTAAACCCGGATGAGGAAATTTTAGTCGCTGATTACTTGAAAACTGCAATCGTCTGGCGAACTGCTAGTGAACTTGTTTATAGTGTAGGGTATAAAATACGCAATAAGGGGGTTCAAGTTGAATCTGGCGAATTCTCACAACCAGCAGACGGGCAATGGGCAGCACAACTTATTGGTCATTACCGAAAACTTGGTGAAAACTATGAACACCAAATGACAAAATGGTTAATTGACAATAAAGCTCTTTTCCCTGCATTAACTGATGTATTAAATACTGATAGTTTAATTAAGAATACAATCTGTTCTACTCGTTTAAATACGTTTAACAGTAATATCTTCTTTATTTAAAATTACTTATTGGGTAATGGAACACCAAATTTATTTTTATATTTTAGGAATTGCTTTAGGTATAGTTGCTTATTTTTTAAAGGCTACCATGGACCGTTTAAAGGCAGTTGAAGCACAGTCGGCGTCAAACTCACAAAAATGTACTGTACTTGAAGGCGAATATAATTTAAAGTTTGCTCATATAAATGAAAAGATTGATGAACTGCATATTGCTGTGAAAGATCTTACTATCGAAATCAAAAGTTTAACTAAAGAATTACACCAAAGACAAAACCGTCCATAATGTATGGTGATATATACTATGTTGATGTGTTAATATTTTGCTATTTTGTTTTACCCAGGATTTGGATTCGAGACTAAATCCTGGGTTTTTAAATTAAACCCACAATCAAATGAAAGAATTATCAATCAATTTAATCCTTGCGAATAAATTAGGTTTGCCACAAGCAACACTAATTGCTTATTTTATATCTTTACAAGGAAATGACACACGCTTTACAATTACTACAAAGGAGATTACTCAAATATTACCATTTGGACAATCAACTGTTCGTAAATTGATTGCCGGTTTTAGAATTGCCGGACTGTTGACTG